GCATGTGGAAGTAAGAAACATCACCGTCAGACAAACCGGAGAACTTCACTATCGGCTCAAAATGTGCTGGAAAAGTGGCGACATGCCATGACTCCTGCCCGATGCCGATAGTCCCCGTATGATTCCAACCTTCTGAAACACCAGAACTGGGGATGAACTCACCCCATAGCTCCAGTCTGGCATCAAAACTTGCAAGCATCTCCACCACCCCGAGGTAATCCTTCCCCGTCAACCCGATCTCGTACTCACTATCCTGCGCATGATCAGGAAAAAATTGGGCTTGGAGCTCAAAGGGACTCTTAAAGACATCCCGTGAAGTGAGAAATGCACTAATGGATATGAGAAAACACATATTAAGAGCATCACGCCGCCCCCCATTACGCCTAACGGATCCATCATTCTTAAGAACCCCGATCCCAGTGGCCACAAACTTACGAACCCCATCATCGAGAACAACATTAACAGACGGGGGTGGAATAACAACTATCTTAGGCATTGGATCAGGATCGACCCGACACTCCACACCTGATCGCGTGAAAATAGTAGACTGACATAACAACTCACGGAAACCTGAATCCCAAACATCGTCAACAACTTGAATCCCTCGAGTAACATTACTCGGTGCTTCCGCATTTATAGGTTCAAGTTGCACATGTGGTTCGTTCCGCAGAGAATCACCATACACAGTCTTCATTTCTATTCCATCCCCCGGATCGTCAATAATAACGTCAGGTAACTCATCGTACGCACGTACACCTGACTCGTTAAGCACCAACGCTCCACCCCTAAGATGAATATGAGGCGAACGGCAATTAGGGGTAACACAGTCAGACGTCCCGAATTTGACAAGATTCGAGGGCTTCTTTTTCCCTTCCTTAGGAGGCCCATCTTTAGCTTTGACCTCTTTGGCACCACTCCGCTTCCTCTGGCGCTCGAGAAAAGCCTTATGCGCCTTGGAGACATGGCTATGATTAACCATGTGTGAATGAGGCTGATCACAAAGGCACCCAATTTTGTCCAACAGAGACAAATGCAACATGACGTCACCATGCCGAGAGACCGAGTTGGCGATATACTCCACTTCTTGATCCAGGTCGTCCGTGTTCGTACAAGACCCATTATTGCCGTTCAAGTCCGACGCCACCTCGTGATCCGCACAAGGAGTCAAAGACAGAGACCCAGACATTAATAGACCTACAGAGTCTACAACGCAAGGAATCTCATCCTCAACCTGTGGCCACGACGCCCACAATTCACCCCATTCCTCAAGGCCCTCTACCCCAACCTCTGGAATGTATTCATCACGCCTTAGAAGGGGCGGCGAGATGTCATCATCGTCCGGGAGATAACCATCCCCCGAAACAATGGTATCGGAAAGCGATCGCCCATTCGCAATCCAAAATCCACACGGTCCTGATTCTACAGAAGAACCCGGCCCCTCTTCATAGGGGCTACCGTACACACCAACATAATCACCTGGTCCTGGTTGATCGTCGCAAAAAAGCGAACCAAAGAACCCGGCCCTACCATTCAAAGGAGGGCTACCAGGAGTTATCACCCCAATTTTTCCTTTTTCACGCCGACTTGCGTGTTTGGCACCACTGCGCGTACCT